TTATGCCAAAACCATCCTAAATTCAAATTCACTTCTCAGGTAATAAGCATCAGCAACCTTAACACTAACAGGACTCCACTTTTGAACTGGACTACAACAATCAATTGTACAGCCAGCCAAATCACCACGACGTTCAAGTATATCTACTTGAGACTGTGACAAAGCAGCCGTTAGAAATTCAGAGTCAGTGTTTAAGACTTTGTATATATTGCTCAACACGATCACTCCTATGTATTATATACCCCTATCATAGTTGACAGGGCATGTTGCTATGTAATAAGTAATTGGAATAATAATTTCAGAATGGACAAACACCAGGTACCTTTAGCATCTTATTATTTTGTCCATGAAGTAACTCCATCAACATATTTATCTAAAGATTCGCCACCAGATACTTTTCTAATGTGATCTTTTAATTCTTCGATATTACTCAAAGCTTCACCGATATAGAGCTTAGCAGACTCTTGTATATCTATGCCATTATCAATTTTTTCGCCTTCTGATTCAATCATTTTCGTAACAGCTATTTCTAGAGCTTCATGGTTTAGTTGATTAAGATAAGTTAATAATTGATTAATTTTTATGTTTGACTCTTTGTGCAGCCAAATTTCCTGCGTTCTTGCTATAGCTGATAACTGCTCGAACTGACTCAATGGTGCAAATTCATCCATATCTTTATATTCTAAGAATTCATTGCCTGGATTAATAAACGGAGCTAAATAGTTTTGTAAATCAATTAAGGACCTGTAGATTTTATTATAAGATTCCTCTCTAACTGAAAGCAGCCTTAATACATATCTTTCTTTTCTTTCTTCTTCTAGTCTTTTTTTTGATATTCGCTCATTTGCTTTTGTTGTGAGAAAAACAACTGCTATAGCGGTGAATGAAGAAATAACGGCGCTCCATATGTAATTAATAGTTTTCAACCCCATTTCATGATATCTCATATTTCATTGAAATTTCGACAGATAATTGTCAATTCCTCTATATCAATTAAAAAAAGCCCACCAGCCGAAGCCAATGGGCATAACCTCAAGTGTTTGAGCATTTAATTCGTGATATCAACAGTCTTTGTTTTTGCGTCATATACAACTGTAGCTCCTAGCGCCTCTGCTACTGCCCGAGCTGGTGTATAGGTAGTGCCGTTATCAAGCACACCGTCAGCTACCTTTTTTCCGTTCACGTTAACTGTCACCTTTACATCTTTATTCACAACTGCAACTCCTAACTTAAGCTTGTAATCAACCAAATTCTTGAACGCTGTCCACCCCGTCCACTTCCCACCATCATACATCAAACGAGGACAAATCTTACCACTCCAGTCAAAGTGCCGCCGAAGCCGATCTATGCCCCACCCACGCTCTTTGAGCATCGATGCAACCAGTTCAGCAGCATTATCTAAAGCCTTTGCATAATCGCCACTCTCGCAGATCTCAATGCCTATGCTTGTACGATTACCGGATTTAATTCCACTACCGTCACCCGAGTGCCATGCGTTTTCCGTTAGTGGGATACACTCCACTGCTTCTTTACTATCAACCACTATATGAAATGATGCTTGCCGATCGTTAGAGGGATTAGTTAGCCATGAGCGCTCATTAGCAGCTGTACTGGATGGATTACCTGTGTTATGGATAGTTATTGTTGTCGCTACCATTGTAAGCGAAGGACGACGATTACAGGCTGTTTTTAATGGTACATGATCCTTACGATAAATCATTATTGATCACCGCTTTTCTTAGCCTGCTTAATAAGCTGGTTTCCGTATACAGCTACAGCCCCACATAGGATACCTTGTATAAAGCTTGTAATTACAAACCCTAACATCAGTACAGCAAATACAATGGCGACCAGCGTAACAATATACACAATGCTCCAGTCCGGTACTTTTGGCGTTTGTTTTAACCAATAACCGATAATCCAACAAACTACGACAACAACCATTAATTCAGGATTAATAAACTCCATAACTGCATTCCATTCCATATTAATTCATCCTCTCTATTCTTCGATTTTGTCCAAGCGCTTATGGGCTTGCTTGGTAGATTCTTCAACTCGTGTTACTCGCTCAGAGAGTGCATCCGTCCGTTGACCCTGCTGTCTGACATCAGCTCGAATATCGTCCACACCACGTTTGATGTACTCGACATCTGTACGTAACACTGCTCCGCTGCCAGCCTCTTGCGCCACATCTTTTTTAAAAGCAGATGTTCTGGTTACCCACCCTAATACAACACCGCTTACTGCTGCTACTAATGCTGTGATCGTTGTAATCTCCACTACCTTCCCCCCCTTATATAAATAGCCCCCGGAGATCCGAGGGCAAAATAAAAACGCCTGCTATTCGGCGTTGGTTGTAATCTCTGTAGCTTGTTCGGCAGTGATTTTTTTCGCTGTGACAAATACCTGTACCTGCTCTCCCGTATACAACCCTGCGTCAAAGTATCGCTTAACCAGTGCGTACCAGTTCATTTATAGCACACCTCCTTCCACGAGGCTCAGCAGTAAGGCAGCCTGATCTTGTTCAGCTTGATCTTGCCTAGCCTGCGTCTGCACTAGCTCCAGTAATAAAGCTGCATTGTCGGCGCGTAGTTGCTCGGTTTCCGTCAGCTCTGGCGGCTTATTAGCTTCGGCTTCTAGGTAGGCTGTCCAAGCTGCTTGAAGTTCGGCTTCAGTCGGTTGGGGTTTGTCCAGATTCCACATTGCAATATGTGGACCTCTCTCAACTAGGTCGTAATCCTCGCCCTCGGTAAGCAGGTTATAGTCGATGCCGTAACGATAGTGTACGCCCTCTATGGGTTCCTCGCCTTCTTCTGTCGGCTTGATCTCATACCGTACTCGTCCTTTTTCTTCGGCTCCTTTGCGTAATGCTGGTTCGGGTCCGTTGTCCTGAACCATGAAATCACGCATTGGATCAGCTTCCGGGTATAGATACTTGATTGCTAGTGCTATATTCATCATCATTCCTCCTTTTTAGGCTAACCGTATAATAGCAAAGTGCGTGGATTGGTCTGCTGTGCTTATAGAACAGGCCACGTCAGAATAGGCGTACAGTTCTACAGTTTGTCCCCCGTAAAGGTCTAGAAGTGCATTCCCGCTAACTATAATGTCACCTTTACCAGCGTGATACTGCTCAGATATTGTGCTGTTATAGATTCCATCAACGTAAATGGCTAATAGTTCACGAGACAACACAGGTGACGTACTAAACATTCCTACACGTGCGTCCACACTATAAAATCCGGGTTCTGGAATGACGAAACGGGAATTGGCTACATTTGAAATTGATTTAATATTATTGTTAAATTCAGTGAATAAAACTTTGGTCCACGTTTGAGCAGGTATAGTCTGTGCAGTTGGAACGTTTTGGTGGTGCATCTCTCCCATGGGTCTTGTCCATTTTGTATTATCTCCCCATGGGTTAAGAACTCCACTTGACAGCACCAAGCCAGTTGCAGCGCCATTGCCATTTGTTGACGATGGTTGTGTACCGCTTTGTGTAATTAATCCAGCACCTTGATAGACATACAACGCATAAGTATTTCCAGAGCCAGAGTTGGAATCACTATGAATTCGCGATCCATCAGCAGATAAAATAGCTTGACCTTTATTGGATATCGCACAACCCTTTACTCTAACGGTTGATGCCGAAGCATCTACCCCCGATGCGGTCGGAGCCGATGCTATCAGATTACAATAGGAAATTTCAACATAAACGGATTTTGATATAGATACTCCGTTTGTATTTGAAGCATTACAATTAAGACCATTCAGCGCAGTGCGTGAGCTGTTGTTAATAATTGCAATTGCTTGTACGGTGCGGGATGAAGATGCCACGGTATCACCCTGTATTGTTATAGATCCACCACCGGAATAACCGCTAAGACTTATAATCTCCGAATATGTTCCCGCCGCGACGTTAACAGTAACAGCGTGATTTACAATTTGTGGAATAAAACTAATAGCCTTTGTAATCGTCTTAAACGCTTTAGCCGCCGTATTATCTGATCCGTCATTACTATCACTACCATCTGTACGGACATAGTAGGTAAGGTCTGCTGTTGTTTGTTGCGGTGTAGTAGCTAAATTGGGTTTACTGTTCCAGTTAGACTTTTCTGTGTCAGTCGCAAATCTATGAGTAGCATCCTCAGTAATCATAGTTGCTGGATGATTTGCTGGATGAACATAGTTATTTGCTCCTGTGGCGATTCCGTCGAGCTTTATTTTGTCAGTTGCCCGCATCAACCCGTCACTTTGCGGTGCTGCTGAAACAAGAGTATTCGGTGCTTTTCCATTCCATGCTATCTTTTCAGCATCAGTTACAAATCGATTACTTGCATCTTGCGCGATTATAGATGGTGGATGAGTTGCCGGGTGAGTATAGTTCGTTGCTCCTGTTGCGATACCCGCCAGCTTTGTTTTCTCGGCTGCTGTGTAATCATTGGTAGACAACTGTTTACCTGTGACCTTATCAACCTTGTTATTAACAGTCGTGTCTAAGATATCCATATTTCCGTTCAAATCGGTAATATCAACGATATCTGTTCCCTCGGGTTTCTTTAAGCCCAAATTTCCTGTGGTTTGCATGTGTCACTCTCCTATCCAAAAGTTCTTAAGTCGTTCCACGTTCCGGTGCCAGCAGTATTCCAAGTTATCGTTTTAAGCGAATCCCAATATGTGTACGTGTAAGCAAACTCATAGGCCAAGTGTGCCGGCTTGATTTCATCAAGTATCTGAATTAGCCCAGCCATATTCGGTGGAATGCCTAGAATGCCTATGAATCGGACGATAAATCGATATTCCCCTGGAACTTCTTCTACCGATACTTCCCCACCAGCAAAAGCCGATGCTGTTCGTTGAATCATTTCAGGTGTCGTTGTGCCTGTGCCTCGTCTTTTAGCTTTGATCATTTCACGTCTACTGACATAAGACTTTGATGGATCCGAGCTTAATCCAAGTTCAGCCTCCCAACGCGCAAGGCTCCATGTTGCAGTTTCAACATATGCCTGATCTAGCACCTCTTGAGCCCTCGTAGTTAAGCCATATATCTCAATTCCTAATGATTTCTGCAGTTCTTCTATTTCTTGAACACCCTTGTAATAAGCCGGTAGGTATTTCATAAGATCAACCGTATTTACATCGTCTATATCCTCTAATTCATTAGCCGTGAAAAGAAGAGTGCTATATAAAGATTCTCCATAGCTCAAACATCACACCCCCTTTAATTGGTTCCATGTTACGGGACCCTTACTCATATATTCGGAGTGCGTATGTGTTGAAGGTGGATACGTTGCTGGTTTCCCAGCTACACCGGACCAAGGGACTGTATCAGCGTTGGCTGCATAATCCACTTTTCCGTCATTGTTAGTATCATAGATACTTTTGAGCATGTCACCTGAGCTTTGAGCAGCTACGAGCAAAACATTACCACCTGTTGTGCCTATATATAGCTTACTCGTATCGGTACAATAGCCAAGCTCGCCTATTGCCAATGTACCAATTGCGCTTTCTATTCCTCTACGTATCTGAATTAATACTTTTCTCGCCATCTCAAAGCCTCCTAGAACGTGCCCCCATCGATCGTAGCGACCGTAAGTTTATTTCCATTGGCCGCATCATAGACGATACTGGAAGCATCAATATTAGCCTCGATCCCGGTCGCGTTAACAACAATGCCTTTACCTTGCTTAGCAGCTACCGTAGTAGAATCTACAACAATCCCGTTTCCAGCTCCTACCGTCAATGTAACGGTATCTGATTGACCACCACCAGTAAGACCGTTGCCCGCTGTGATCGTCTGTAGGGCACCACCAGTCCTAACCCATGCCGTTCCATTCCAGCTGTAGATCTTTTGCTCATCATCCACATATGCAGTCCAACCTACAGCAGGGGTATAGTAAGCCCAAGCTCCAGACTGATACTCTGCTATTTGGTTTGTTTTACCTGCCCATAACCCTGTCGCTGATGCTGGAATGATATAACGGTCCGCTTCTGCTGGACTTGCTGGTGGCGCTAATAAATGTTGATCTTTTACCGATGCTTGTGGTTCGATATTATGTTTTGCTAATTCGATTTCATTTTTGATTTTTTGTGCAGACCAGATATCGGTAATGGCTGTACCAGAATCATTAATGACTCGGTGTTTAGCTGCATCGTCAATATGGCTTTTAATCTCAGCTGCAGTTTTAGTATTCGTGCCATCTGACACCTTATTGATATGACCTGCACTGACATCAGCCTTTAATACCTTTGCATAAGTAGCGCCATCCGCTATATTATCTAGCGATCCTGTTAAATCACTGAGTGCTTGGGCGTTCACTCGCCTCCAAGCTGCGCCATCATCAAAATAAAGATATCCACTATTAGCCCCACTCGTTACGTAAAACAAACGTCCAACAGATGCGGCCACCGGACGAGAAGCCTCTGCACCTGACAAAGCTCGCCCAACCATTGAGTTTGTTGTACCGTCTCCGATATATATTTCTTTAGTATCTGTACAAAAGCCCATTTCGCCAACAAGCATTGCACCATAAGTGCTAAGTTGAGCTTTAGTACCACGTCTTATTTGTATCGTCTGTGCCATCTTATACCCCTCTCGTAAATGAACCACCGTCTATAAGTCCACTCGATTTATACCGCTCAACCTCTGTTTGTGTGGCTGTTACAGACTTTTGTAGCACATTAATATCGTCAGCCTCCACCGTGTCCCCTGGTGTTTCATAGGTTACGAAAACTTCAGCAGCTCCACTAAATATCTTAATTAACCTGCGCCATGGTGTATCACTCGGAATGGTTAACGTCCAGTTTGTCAATTTATCACCCGTCAATTTACTACCACTATAGACTTGGACAGTAGCGTTATTGATATTATCGTGATTCAGTAACCCCTCATAAACGCCTGCTACAAGTGTTATCCGTTCCTCAATGACATAATTGTTTCCCGTTGGGCTTTTATTCAACTTCTCCTGAAATACATCAACTTTACTCGGGTAGGCCATGTTACACCCCCAATTCCACAATACCGATCAATGGCACCTCTTCTTCTGTAAGAACGATGTTCCCAACAGCTCCATTGAGTAGCAACCCAAGATAATCAATAACACCGTCAGTCCCTAAAAGGATTGATCCAATTACGGCCTGACTTACATAAGTAGATACAAAAGACGCTGACTTACGCCAAGTCTCCAATCGCTCCAAAAAGGAATTCTTTACACCCTGCAAGGTATAACCAGGCGCTAAAGTTACCTTAGCTGATATATTGATCGTCTTACCGATTGCTGAAGTAACTGTGACTATTGCCCCAATAGGTGCTTGTCCTTCACCTTTCCCAGCAGCTGGATCAATGTAGTCTTGTACTTGATTCACAAGAACGCTTGAGGCTGGGGCACCTTCTGTATTTACAATCACAACTTTTACGGTCTTCGGACCTGACCATAATGGGAATACACGAGCGCCGCCCACTCCGGAAACTTCAAGAGCCCATTCTATATAATGATATTTATTCCCGCTGGTTGCTGGCCGTCTGGCAGAATCGAGGTACCGCTGCCGTAATGCATCATCTGTCTCTCTATCAGTCCCAGGGATAAGTAACTCCGTCAATTCAGCTCTTGCTAGATTGTTAATAAAATCGATTGGAATTAAGGCACCGAAGTGCTGATTACCCGTAACTCCTTCAACCTCTGCCTCAAGGCGATACTCCCCTAATGAGAGTCGAGAGATTGCTTTATAGTTGATTGCACCAATAGCGAAGCGACTACCAACCGGAATATCCATTAAAGTGTTAGAAGCATTATAAAAAAGCCCTCTTAGTTGAGCTTTTGTTGCCTTCTTGCGGGTAACACCAGACCACGCAATCGATCGATCCAGATAATCGCCACTAGCTGTATCAGCAAATATTAAATTTGCATTGATATCCAACTCAACATACATCTGAGCTAATTCCATTGCTGCTGGAGCCATAGCATCATAAATAATGCTACCTTCTCGCTTGTCCAGCCCATCTGGTACCCGGTCTAGCATCCTTTCTAAGATCGTTTCAAACGTTTGATCTTCATACACCGCCATTCACCTCCAATCGGTCTGTATAATTTCCGTAATCACTCTCTACGTCAAACAAGACGAGGACCGCATCGCCATCATAGTTAAATCTAAAGTTGGTTACAGAAACGATACGATCATCCTGAAGTAACGCTTCCCTAGTCCAGCGTTCCACTTCGGTTTCAAACACCGCCCGACCCCGCACCGCTCCAACATCTGCCTCACTACCGTAATTGTCACTGTAAATCAGGTTTTCAAATCGGATTGTCGAGAGTATTTTTACAACTGCCTGTTTTACGGCATCCAATCCATCCACTACCACGGATCCTATACGCCCATTTACAAGGTCTAATTTATAAGTAAGACTTGGTAGGGGTGTATCCTCCATATCCTCATTCAGCAGCACGTTATCGCTCTGTGGTATCAAACACTCACCACCCTATCCATGATTACGTAGCGTTGACCACCTTGCATACGGATAAGTAAAAGTTTATCTCCGGTAGCTAACGGCTTACGAATTACGTATTCTTGGATTCCTATTGTTATTTTCTGTTCAGATAAGGTTTCCGGAACAATTAAAAAATCCTCCGTAAGTGAAAGCCGATTATCGACCAACACTACAAGAGGATTAATTTTTTCTACAATTCCTAGCTGTACCAGAACTGGACCAGCAGCATTCACCGCTTCAGTGGCAGCGCGTTTTATCGCATCTATCATGATTACACCAACCTTAGCTCTAAGTCCATGGTATGTACTCCGCCTTCTTTCTTATGAGTACATTCATCGACTAGGAAGAATTTATTTATGTTCATTGCGTTGATATATAAATTAACGTAGCATCCTGCACGCATTCGGTAATCTCCAAGGGCCTCTATACTAAGCGTCCGCTTCTCTCGATTCTTCATGAACAGTTGCTGAGTTAGTTGCTCGGTAATTTGAGCCTGATTCAGATTCTCATCTACTGACTCGTAGAGTTGTAGCAATCCCCACTTAGCAATGCTGGCGCTATCTTTGGTAACGTAAGTTTCCCGCTTACCAGTCTCCTTGTTGTCTCTGTACAATACAATTTGATTGTATGTCTCATCGTCAATGTTGCGGCTGTAAGAGTAATCCGTCATGAGTGAATCATCACCCACCACAAAAGGAAAGCGCATATTAGAAGCATTACGTATCGTCAAGCTCCCAAAATCGTCAAAGAATACGAAGTTGGTCCCGTAGTTAATCAGGGTCTCATCTAACGCCATGCAGATCATATCGATAAACGTTTTATCGTCACGGATCTGGGAAGGAATAATGTATTTTGTATCTTCCAGCGTTCCGGTCTTGAGCTGCATGTCTTGAGCGATCTTTTGAACTACCTGAGTTGCTGTCTGTTTCGTAAATACATAAGTTCCGCTATTCATCAGATACCGGATCTGATCATAAGCAAGGATGCTTATTTCTTCTGTCTTGCCAGTTTCAATACTGAAAATATATCCATAGAAAACCCTATGTCCCTCATCTGTGTATCTAACCACATCACCATTGTTCAGTTGGAATTTTTTATCTTGCCACGGGCCATGGTCTACAAGGGTGAATTCTAAGGATGCTGCCTTACCTATACGGATTGTCTTCCAAGATATATCAGTAACGATGCTGGAAACATCCCAGACGGCGCCATTTTTATTATCGATCAATAATTCCATGTATCATCACCCCGGTAGCTTCAGAACAGAGCCGATTTTGAGTGTCTTCAGCTGCGCATCTGTTAAGCCGTTTAACTTCTGAATCTCTTTCCACCGGCTACCGTCACCGAGTTCTCTTTTAGCTATCTTCATCAAGGTGTCCCCGGATTTGATAGTAACTGTTTTAGACTTGGTACGTTCATCTGCGCGTTTCGCTGGCTCTTTCTTAGTAGTGGTTGTTGTTGTACCAGCTGGTGTTGTATTTGTCTTCAACGTCACCTTTTTAGCAGCGTAAAATACATACTCCTTCAACTCTAACTCATATTCGAAATCACCTGGGCGACCTGCAACCTCTTTATAGTTAAAAACCTCAATGCTCATCGCCAGATTGATCTTGAGCCCTAGGCTGGTAAAGATAAACCGTATGGGCTTCTTCTTGTTCATCCAGTCCTCTATGAGCTGGATATAGTCAGCGGGTTGCCCCCAATTCGCAGAAGAAACAAAACTGGGTACCGTTCCACCCGGTTGGATGGCTGGAAAGAAGCTTTCAAACTGAATGGTCTTGAGTCCGGGCGCCTTAATTACATTGATTTGTCCCAGGTCTGTGATGGAATACGTCTCACCGTCTCCCTCACCTGAGATTTCGATCTCTTCCGGAAGAACGGGTATCTCAAACCAAATGGCGCGGTTATTAAAACTGAGTTCAATGCTGTAGCCATCGGCCACAGGACCGCCTCCTTTCTTAAAAAGGGAAAAACCTCCAATCTGTCGAATAGTGGTAGTTGGTCGGACATACCAAATATTGAGAAAGGAGGTACATGAATGCTTAACTTCGACTCAATCATGAACTTAGCAAGAAGAGAGGCAACATACAACGCTGCTCAAAGGTTAAGTAAAAAAGAGAACAACCCTCTTGTTGAGAATTTAGAGCCGGAACTAAAAGAACTTACCGAACAGAACGAGCTAACCATTATACTAATTGAAGAAATTGTTAAGTCAGGATTAAAGCAGTATCATAAAGCCGTTCAAGATGAAGAACAACGGAAATCTAGAACAAGTTTCTAGCATAATTCTCAAGTGCGATAAGCGCAGCTTTCTTAATTTTTGATTCATCTCCGACACCCATCTTGATATTTATCGTTGGCGTCAAAGTGATAAAGGACTGATTATTTTTCATTTGAGCCACTTCTCTTAATGTGTCAATTTCTTGCGGGGACCATGTGGCCCCTTCCTCGAAAGCGGCATCAAACGATTCTTTAAGGATGATAGAGTTAAAGGTCTTCTCCTTCGCATCACTGAGAACTTGTTCAACTTCAGAGTACATTACGCCATGCCTGATCAAAACATAGACAATTTCGTCTGAAGCTTTGTTCAAGTCTGCCCCATCTTTTAACAACACAGCAATCCCTCCCCTTAGTTATAGACTCCCTTAGCCGTCGATGCGATTTCCTCATTCAGCTTCTTCGTAATTTTACTAACAATGGAATCCAAATTCGCTGAATTGGTCACTGGACCCGTCTTCACCTGGACTGTAGGCGTCAGCGTCACAAAGTTTTGAATGTTCTTCATTTCCGCAACATCGCGCATAATCTTCAGGTCCTCTTTGGATATGTCGATTGGCTTTTCCACTTTACCGACCTTATCGACTTTTGCAACTTTACCTTTCTTGTCAGTACCTGCGGAAGGCGTCCGGGCAGCATCAGCACGTTTATTCCAGTCGTCGAAGTTGTAATCTTTACCTGCACCTGCTTTGGCGGCATTCTCTTCTTCCTTAGCCTTCTTCTCTGCGGCAGCTCGCTTGTCTTCACGCTCCTTCATAAACTTCTCTACGTTAGCTTCACGATCCGCCGCTTTGGCAGCGATAGCCGATTCTTTTGCAGCTAAGGTAGCGTCCCGAGCTTGACGAGCTGCCTCTTGCTTAGCGGCTTCACCTGCTGCAAATTCGACGTGTTCAATTAAATCTAAAGTAACACCGGGTATTTCTTTAAGCTTTTTAATCAAGCTATTGATACGGTCAATAGCTCCATTCGCTAAATCCTCCATTAGTTCAAGAGATTTTACTTTTGCATAGCCGAAAGCATCAGCAATCCCGTACCCCACACGCATAAAGAATAACGGTATTTGGTCAAAAAAGCCGAGAATCGCATTCCAGGCCCGCATCATCGCTGCGGCAAATTGATCATTTGTTTGCCATAACCGGTAAAAGTACACGATGAGGCCGATAATCAATGTAGCGACAAGTACAAATGGGTTGGCGTTCATCACCGCGTTGACAATTGCCTGACCGATAGCCACCAGTTTCAGTGCCGCATACAAGGCCATCACAGCTGCACCTACCCCGGAAATGATAGGCTCGATCCATGACCAATTCTCCGAAAAGAAATTATAAACACTAGTAATCCATTCCAGTAATTTCATGACGCCTTGGACCACGTTATCCAGTCCCAAACTCAGCGCATCAAAGAAGGGCTGAAATTTACCCGCTTGAAAGGCAGCGTTGAGTTGAGTAATCAATGGGGTTAGGGATTGCATGGCTGCGCCGCCTGCATCAGCGAACATGGAACGTACATTACTGCCCAGTGTCTCCATTTGCTTCGCCGGACTAGCCATCATCTGATCAAAGGCTGCTTGACCCATTTTTTGTTTCTCAAGCAGCTTATCGAAAGCCTTAATAAAGCCGTCCATATCTCCGGCTTTCCCAAGCTCATCAATCTTCAGGTCACGGATATCTGATTTCGACATGTTAAAACGCTCGGCCAAGGAAACGATGTCCCCGCTCATAGCCTCTTTTAGGGCAAACGCTGCGCCTTCAATTCCGTTTCCAGCAGAGTCAAACGCATTCATCCGCTGAGCGAAATTATTCAGCTTGGACAACTGATCCGTGTTTTGGGTTGCCGAGAAGAATGAAAGCGTGCTTTGCAGTGACTTGTTGACATCCTGCCCCGTCTTTAGAGCATCTGCCTTAAACTTCTCGAACATCGCCGTGCCGATCTCGGCATCTCCTGTTCGCGCGACGAACATGTCCATCATTTTTTGCTGTTCCATGGCCCCGCCTATTGTCGCTTCTCCAAGGGCTTTAATACCAGATACACCCAGATACCCGCCGACCAAACCACCAATGCCAAGTCCGCCTCCCCCGCCGCCGCTTCCAGATGCTCTACGGTCACCGCCTCCACCGCCTCCACCTCGACCACCTCGCATACGATTGACTACTTGGCGAAGACGTTCCACTGTAGTAATCAGCGTCCGCAGCAGTGTATCCAGTGTGGCTGGAAGTCTCAAATTAAGCCGAGCTGTAAGGGTGCCGATCCGTGCCTCAATCTGCGAACGGAGTAATGTCGCCTGATGAAGTGCATGAGCAGTGTCCAGGTTGACGCGAATTCGGATTGCGGCGGTACTCCCACCCATACCGTGGATCAAAGATTGCAACTGAGACCTTACAGCTGCAGCCTCTGGCAACTCCATCTTAACCTCTGCAGAAATTGTCCCAATCCGGCTTCTGAGCTGTGCACCCAGCAAGGAAGCCGCACGCAAAGCCTCAGCGGTATTCAAGGACAACGCTAGTTGTACGGCAGGTAAGGAGGATTGAATGGTCGCCAGCTGGGTCGCGAAGTCAGAGGTTGCCAATCGAACTTCGAGCACAGCAGAACCAAATTCCGAACCGATTTGTTGCCGAACAGTCCTAAGCTGCTGAAGCACTTGCTCTGAATTTACTGAGAGCTGAATAGCATTGCCCGGACCGAGCGCAGCCAGCAACTCCTTGATTCGCTGAAGTTCTGCTACCGCATTGCCAACATTTATTTGCAGACCCACTGCCATCTGCATTTGAGAGCGAAGCCGTTCCATAATGGCAATGGTTGTATTCATAGCATTATTTACACCGGCTAATCGTTTGGTGAAGTCTTCGTACAGCTTAATGCTGGCTTCAAGGGTTGACATATTGTCCTCCTTTCAAGGCATGAAAAAGGCACCCCAATACGGGATGCCCTTTGCCTGTATTATTTTACGCTGTTGAATATTTCTTTGGCTTTTTGGTTGTTGGTTTCTAACACAAAGTTACCCTTAACTGGCCAGTCTCCCATTATCGAAGCGTACTTCTCTACAGCCTTTTTGGCCTTGGAATTTGATTCATATTCATATATCTTAACAGTGTTGTTAGCTATATTAAAAATAACTCCGTCTTTTGCATCAATCATCTCATACTTAGGTTTTTTCTCTTTTTTAATTCCTTTTTCTACTCCAGAATCGACATCGTGATTTATATCTTCCCCAGAGTTATTAAAGGCTTCGATAAACTTGTCCATGGTAAGATTATCATCCTCTTTAGAAGACGAACATCCCGCAAAGACTAGCACTAGACAGACGATAAACAACCCACTCCAAACTTTTTTCATTGCAACCTCCACAGGTAATATTTACTAACAATATACCAAAGGAGAACTGATGGGTCTATTATTATTTGTTTTTTTCCTTATCGATCCGAACGGATATCATCGCGTAAATCCCCGCCCGTTCCCGGAGACTCATGCTCATCAGTACATGCGGCAGGATGTGCAGTTCATGGAGGGCGTAGTAAGCAAAGTTAGCCTCACCATCGCCCTCGTTAATTAGTTTTTTACTTCGTCCACCAATTCATTCAGATCCTGATCATAGCCATTAAGCGCCTGTACACGCTCCACTAGAACGGTAAACTCACCAGGAAGCAGCATCTTACGGATCAGAGCCTCAGCTCCCCGCACACCATAAGATTTCTGAAGCTCCGCATCCTTGAGATTCGGATACACAACCGATGCCCCTACCATCTTGGCCAGATAGTCATTAGAATCAAACTCAGGCGTATACATACCGTTGCGACCCTTTACCTTCTTGGTGGACGCCTTCCTAAGCTCTAGGTTAGCGTCCTCTGTGATGCTCGCCAGTTTCCACGGGATCGCCTTCCCATCCTTATCCTTGAAACGCTTTGAAACTATAAAGTCCTCTGTTGCCTCTACCGCTGCTGCCTGTGCGAAAAATGCTGAAAATTCACTCATTGTATATATGCCTCCTATATTTTAGTTTGATGTTGGTGCGTTAAAAGCCTGGCCCATATCAATGCCTTCAAAGGTGAAATCAATATCTTCTTCAAGCGCATCCGACTCTGTATCCAGTGAGGCCATAACAACGCTGTCCAGATTGACACCGAGTAGCGTAATGGTCTGTAAGCCAATGCTAGAGTTAGGATCCTCATTCGTAATGGTGATATCGAAGTTTGTATCTTTCCCTGTAGTCATGTAGTCCAGCATGAGCTGACGGAAACGGCTGGTCACATAGTAGATCGTCATACTGCCCGTACCATTCCACCCGATAGCTTTGTGCTGGGTGCCCCTGCGGCCGAGGGTCTTCACATCTGCCTTTTCCTTCTCCACGGAAGCTTCCAACGTTTTGATATAAAACATATCCTCGACTTGGCCGTTAATCGTAGCATAAGCCCGGCCCTCCTGTCCGGAGATTGTATCACTAGCCTTTAAGAATGCCATCTTACTTCACCTGCACTTTCATATAGACTTTTTCAATGCTGTCTACCGGTTGGATCGCTGTTTCCACATAGATAGCATCCGAATCGTTTCCTGGCGACACCAAAATATCTTTTTGCGAATCAAAATTCTGAATCGCATCGATCTCCTGGAGTGCGGTCAGGTACACGACAATCTCCTTGCGAAAGAGCGCCCGACCATCGGTATTGTTGCTGACTTTGCCGATATACGATGCCTCGAAGATCCGTTTCAGATCGTTCGCAATACCATCCAAGACACGGATGACACGGTTTTTGTGGAAAGAATTATTCTTGGTAGGTGAATAGCTCAAGAAGGTATTAATATCCTGCTCCACCACAGCACGGTTAGCCGATGGACTAAAGATAAACTCACCGGCGCTCAAGGCTGCCTCAATCTGGCTATTCGTGTAACGTGGAGCCACATCCACAGCATCGTCATAAGCTGCATAGGTCAGCGATTCATTCATCTCAGCTGCTGCTGAAGCACCAGCTACCCAAGCAGTGGCCTGCGCTGCTGTAAGTATGGTCCCATCGGAAAGAACCACGCCATTCTTGACGCTGATCACACCTTCGAAATCGGCTACAGGGTAGTTCTCAAGTGCTGCCTGCACCTTTTTGCCCTCTGACTCTCTCAAACGCCGTACAAAGGCAGCATATACCGCTTTGAGCGCGTTGTCCGTGGATGTCAGTGCCACTGTCTGGAAATCGTACAACTCCAGCGCAGCCAAAAAGGCTGTATGGTCCGCATTGGTCACTGTACCATTGGCTCCACCAATCAGAGGCGCACCTGCTGAAACGGTTAAGGCTCCGGTTCCACTCCAAACCACCCAATCATTGGCCTTGAGTCCGGCAATGTTAGCCACAACTTGGATATCCACTACCGCACCGTCCAGCAGCGTTTTGACGTCAAACTTCGCACTATCGTCCATGTTGGTCTGCACCGCCACCGCCAGGGTATTCCCGCACAGGCCGCCATGTTTCGCTGTTGCCGTCAGATCGCCGACGATCGCCGCGGCCTTCGTTCCCTCATTGAGCTTATACAGCAGGACTGTCCGCGCCCGCTTTAGGGCTTCCCGCAGAAGCAGCAGCTCCGGTGCTGTAAGGTCGTATCCCAGCTTTGTCAGTGTATCCTCACCAGCCACAATCGGCGTAATCACCTTGGCAGCGCCCCAAGGCAGCGACAGCGCAAGTGCTGTCACGCCCCGGTCACCCGCAGTGCCCAGTGTGCCTCCAGATGATTCAACATTGATATATACACCCGGTCTAATTTTATTCTGTAGAGTCCATGTGCCTCCAGCCATCTACTCCGCCTCCTTGTTCTTAAAATCATCAATTACGTGCTGTGCCTCAGAGGCCGTGTACAACTTTTCCGGCTCCAGCAGCGCTGCCAATACATCCTTATCTTGAAAGGAGTATTTAGCTGAGGATAAGAACTGTTCCCGACTAAATGAGCCCTCAGAAGCTCTCACGGCGGGTTGGCTCTCTGTATTTGTTGCTGCCTTATTCGTTTTATCACTCACTTGATACCGCCTCCTTGTTTCATACTCTGCATTTTAATATCCGGATCTTTCGTCCGAAATAGATGGTAATTGTATTGGACGAAGAAATGCAGAACACCGTCTACTATCTCATGCCGCATGCCCGTTCCCCGGTAGCCACCCTCTACGCCAGTTATATATTCAAGTGCTGAATACAACCGCTCTGCAACCCGTTCACATTCTTCCCTCGTTGCCAAGGAATCAGGATTAGGGAAGTAATGAATGTCATAGGAATTAAAACGTCGATATCGGCGGTTAATCTCTCTGGATTGGCTACCTTCCAGCAGCAGCACAAAAAAGCACGGCTGCTTCATGCCCTGCTCTGTTGCCTCACCGTATACCGGGTATGCCGGGAATATGGAGTCCAGCACCTTACTGATACCATCATTTACGTCTCTCATACTCACCGCCCCATGTGCTTCTCCATGTATTTTTTCAGCTTCCGCTCCATGATCCCTGGCAACTCTCTCTCAAGTTCCTGCTCGGATAAAGTCAGCATGAATTTACCGTTAACCCAACCGGTCCGTAGTCTAGTAACGTGTCCAAATTCTACATAGAGCGCATATTCAACATTATTTGTGATCTCTGCGTGGATACCGCCACCAGGTAATCTAACTACCTCACCGATCTGCCAACCTCGCCTCAAGTCTCCGCTTAAAACCGGAGTTCTAGCTATAGTCTTCGCCAGTAACCGTCCTGCAAGCTCACGAATACACTCCTCCATAAACGCTGGAAATTCATTTTGCATCCGTTGAAGGTTCTTCTGAAGCTTCTTAACGTCCTTGAAGTCAAACTTACCCATACTCATGCGTTCAGGACCTCTTTTAGCTTAATCTCCTGATGAGTAGCATATCTAAATGCCTTACCCGCCTGTTCTCCTTTGAACTCCATGCCATTCTGCTGAACCGTGATTCGACTCCCTGGCTTGATAGTTACATCAGGAGAGATAAACAGCTTGGCATCATAATTGACCTGATCCGCTGTCACTGTTTGTGTGGCAGCAGGTAAGGATGACTGAGAGAGTCCACACGGTTCATTAGCCAAGACAATGATAGGTTGCTGTTGTGTTTTACCGGTTACTGGATCTTTTACATCCTTCATTTCCGATATAGTACATAAGCCTTCATAGGTGCTCTCAATAGCTGCTCGCTCTGCTGGGATATTACCAAAACTGACCATGTTACCACCTCAATCTGCGGAACGCTTGCAACTGAGCCGCATAATTCCGAACGAAAGCTGCTCCAGGTCCGACCGTAACCGTAGCCTTAGCGGATCCGAAAGCTGTTGTAACATCCCCACGCTTGATGCTAGTAACTGCTGGCGCGGTCTGTTCGAATTCTGTTGGGTACTTCGTCCGGTAGTAATCCTCAGCTATATGCAGAACCACATTATCCAAGGCTTCTGGAATAGATGGTATGTTGCAATAAGTTTTAATCTCCTGGACGATAGTTTCCAAAACAAACAGCAGCCTACTATCCTTACTGCTATCTTCAAACGGTATCAGTAGTAATTGTTTCAGTCGAATTAGATACTTTTGGATCTCCTCCGGCATCTGCTTCACCTGCTTTCAAGATAACTGCAAGCACTTCCTTTATCTTCGAAGCTTCGCCCAAGTCAATACCATGTTCCTTAGCATATTTCTTGAGTGCTGGCAGTTTCATTTCTTCCAGCAGCAAATTCTGCTCATCTTCATCATCATCTAATTCAGGCACATCTTCACGGCGGATTACTCCATCTTTAATCAGGGATTCTACTTCACTAGGGAGGATCAAAATCTTATCACTAGCCTTATAGAATTTCCGATTGTATTTCGCTCCAGTTATCAGTGATATTTCGATTCTCTTATCTTCAGACACTCTCATCACCCTTTCAAAGAAATAGGAGAGGCATAAGCCCCTCCTTAAACCACTTTCGCAATAAAAATATTGTCGATAGTTTCAAATGATGGCAGCGTGATTGCAGAAACGATAGTTTCCACACTTACTGGGTGTGGCTGCTTAATTGTTGTGATGGCCACACCTGTATTCACGATAGATACTTCTGCACTTGTTGCCCCGCTCATAAGATCAGCTTCTTCTGGAGTAGTACCATACCACGTTTTACCCAAAGCTCCGTCTGGAATCAGTGTGAAATAATCGTCTGGATAGAATTGGTGTGAGCTGCCATCTTGTAGAGCATATTTCTTGTTGTAAACCGCAACCGTCAATCCCAGTTTGGACTCCAGGTATTGACGCATCAGTGCATCAGTCATGATGATGTTTAGCCCGCCAAGAGGATTCATATCCAAACGCACCTTTTCATTAGCTAGAATGTTATTCCACGTCTTACGAGTAACGATGGCCTTTGTTGGACGCACACCTTGCTCATCTTCAATCGTGTCCTGCCATTCTTTGATGTCTCCCACGATATTAGCTGTTGGATCATCCCATTTATCTGATCCTGTAAGAGTGGTCTTATGCCCAGCCTTCATGTTGTAGTCATAATCATAGTCAATCCGATTGGCCGTGATTCTGATTTTACCCGATGATAACAATTGCATACGCATGCGCTCAGCGTTAACCTCTGCACCGCTAACCAAACTAGCTCTATCATCGTAAATTTGAGTAATCAAAGATTTTACATATTCGCCGTTGTTCGAGTCCAAAAGTCTTAGCAATTCTTGACGATCTTTCTCTTTTAACAGCATAGCCTCACGGAAAAACGGCATCTCTGTTTCTACCTTTCCGAATCCGATTCGATCTCTCAGAGTTGCTTTAACATCGAATTCCGATGGCATCAAGGCTATAGGCAGTCCTCCTGCTCCTTTGATCCAACCAATATCTAAACCGAGCTTTTTTGCTGATGGAAACAACGTTGCTCCCAGATATGGAATAGCGTTTGATGGATTAGCCGCAATATAAGCCGCAATCTCTGGAGCTCTTACTAAATCTTGAATGTTAGGCATAATTATTTTCACCTTTCCTTTCTTAGACGATAAATGTGATCTGCTTCAATGCTGTCAGTTCTTCAGCAGTAGGAGCAGTCGGGATTTTATTTTTATTAATGAACGCATGAATGAGCATCGCCCCTGGTGCTGGACCACTTGTTACATCCGTATCATTCAACAGAACACCTTCAGCATTGGATACTCCAGTAGTGGTTGTAGCCTTGACCGCCAGTTTAGTATCATCAGCAATCACACCGCCACCTAGAATAGTTCCAGCTGGCACAATCTTTTTACCATCAGCGTTAGCTGTAACACCTGCATCGCTCACCGTGACGGCAATTGCTACATAGTGATCTGGGAATTTAAGAATTTCTTTCTTATTCCCATAGGTAGTTTCTTTAAATTTACTCATTTTGTTTATCCTCCGTTCTTATTTAAAGTAGCTTTCTCGGGCTGTATCCAACCCTTCATTGCCTTTAGTAGATTCAGCCAATTGTTTACCGAAGCTACCGACCTTCTCATCTCCTTGTTCACCCTTGGATTGATCCTTGCCATCCAATAGAGAGGTCCCTTTAAACTTGAACCCTCCACCGCCGCCTTTATCCTCGGTTTTAAACAAGTAGGCATCCGATGTTTGTAGACCCTTAAGTTGCTCTTCTAAGCCGACCACTTTACCGTCATCACCGATGACTAACTTTTCTTTGTCTATAAGCCCAGTAACATGCTTCTCGTTATGCACCTTACCGTTCAACGCGGATGTGATGGCATTGTTCAGGGTCATGTCCTTCAGATCTGCTTCATATTTCTCCTTGGCCGATTTGTTGTCGGCTTGCAGCTGATCTATCTGTTTCTTAAGATCATCTGACAATCCAGCAGTTTTGCTCAAATCCTGTATCTGTTTGTCCCGATCTGCGACATCCTTTTCAGCCTGTTTCTTAGCATCTGAAACATCGTTATACTGCGACTTCGGAACAAAATGCTTAGGTAGCTCCTTGCCAGCATCACCAACAATAGAATCAACCTTCGTATCGTCTAGCCCTGCTGCCTTCAAAATTGCTTTTAACCAATCCATCTATCATCTACCTCCATAGATTTGTATAGCTGCTCTCCAGCTTAGGGAGTGAACCGATATGCTCCGGTTCATGAGCAATATTAAAGGGCCTGCCGCTGCTCTGCGATAGGCCCACTTATGATTACATCGAATTTTTTCACTGCTTCGACTGCGTCATCCCAATTAGCGAAATAGCCTAAATGATGTGACTTCCCGTTAACCCTGCGTTTAGCCCTCCACTTTCCTTTATTTTCATACCATGTAACGCCAGGAAACTTCGAGATTCGTTTCTTTAAATCTGGGTTTCTTACATTCTCTGATTGGGTTACAACTCTCAAATTCACTAGCCTATTATCAAGTGTATCGTGATTGATGTGGTCTACAACCAATCCATCCATTGCCGCAGTTAAATACCTATGAAGCATCACATTTTTACTCGGACCTAAACTTCTATCGTAGCCTAGTACATAATATGATTTTGTATTTTTGTTCCACGATGCTCGGAATGTTCCGTTAAATTCATTAAGAATCTCCAAGGATTTAGTATCAATCAAGGTTTCTATGATGCCTTCACTGGAAGAAACATAAATAGCAGTGATTTCGCCACGAATGTTAAATTTGTTTTTCACATTCACAACTCCTCCCAATATAAAAAGCACCCTCGCATATTGGAGAGTGCTTCATATACCATATTTCTGTTTGATTAATACCCATTTCATAGCTTCTTCACGATTTAACCGCCGCTCTTCTGTTGCATTAGCATCCAAAACACCTACTAGCTGTTTTGGCAGCTTATCACGCTTCTGAAGATACTCAAACCTAACGGCGCTGATCTCGTCCACAAAAGCGTCAAATCGTTCGCCTAGCTTCTCACCTTGCGGGGCAAACTGTTCAGCGATAGCCGCCCTATTCTCTTCTTTAGTTCGCAAGATCATCACTCCTTTGTATATTGTAGCGATTCAAGAAGCATTACTAGCTGTTCCATGGTTAGGTGCTTTTCGTCATAACCTGTGAGTGCCTGCTCAATAGTAAGCAATGCAAGATACGAATCTTCTGCTTTATCAAGTAAACGGTTAATCTCATCTGTACTCAGGTTTATTGGGGCTGACTTCTTCAGGATGTACGTGCTACCTGAATCAACTGCTCTCAACTCCTTGATTCCATTTTTTATGAATGCTAGGACATCATCCCGACTAAATGATCCTCCGGGTTCCCCATCCACTGTAGGGTGATTATGGGTGACGATGCTCTTTTTAAGTACTTCAGGTGGTTTTATCTTGGTAATATCGACAGATGCCTTATCACCCTTAACATGGATAACCTCACCTTCTTTAGTGAGAGCAATAGCATGTTCTTCTGTAGCGTTCCTGATGGCTTGCTCAGCATCCTTTACATAGTTGCGGACGATATCAGGTTTAGACAGATCGATATTACCTAGTTTACGCGGAATGTCTGGCTGCAGCTTCGGTAGATCCATTTTACTGAGATTAATCAGCGGTGGTGCAGTCTTTCCGGTTTCATCATACCATTTCTCAGGTTCCAGGGTATAGATGCTTTTCTCAGGAATTGGAATATCCTTTGTTGGCCCGCCCGGAATCTCAATAGTAGGTAAGGGAGTCTCTGGTGCTTGCTTACTCGGAGTTTCAACAGAAACAGCCTCTGTAGCTTCAGGAGCGTATTTCTCCGCCCATTCCTTATAGTTGATATCCTCTGGTATGGTCTCAGTCTTACCGTCCTCGTCACGCGCTACCCGAGCTTTAATGTTATCCTCATAGTGCGGGATAGTGGTAGAACGACAATGAGCATGTAGAGGTGGGTAGTTAACATTAACCACCGCATCAACAATAGCAAATACTTTTCCATCCATATCCTGGCACTTAGCAGATGTCTTATTATCCAACGTAGCTGTAAAGCGGTATTCTTCAACACCTAATTCTTTATAACCAGCTAGTCGAGATTGTCCAGCAAAGTAAGCTGATTCTGTAAGAATTAGTCGTGTAGCTGCTTTTTCTGATACACCCATACGATCCTGAAGCTGTTGAATCATCTGTTTTGATGTATCCCCGCGTATAAGTCCTTGAGTAAAGATATTCCGCAGTTCACCATTCAGCCTTACTCGATCAGTCCATATACGAGATGAGAAGTTGCTACCATCTGGTGCCCATGGAGCTGAAAGGATAGCTTCAAGCTGCCGCTTATCCACCTTGGAGAATGATGCTCCTATACCGATACCCTTTTCCAGTTCAAAAATACTTCGATAGTATCCATCCTTGTAGACGTTACCTAATAGCTCTGTTGTACCTGTCAAACGCTTAGCTGACAATACCTCGATATGTTGCTTCATCTGCAATTGGATGGACTCTAAGCGGGTAACACGTACTCTAATGCTGGCATTCTCTAGTTCCTTCATCCAACGCTGATCTATGGCGTTCTCTTTACCGCGAGCAATGTAATCCTCAACGGTCCATTTGAATTCTTTGAGCTCGCCTGCTTTGAGAACTTGCTTAGCAGCGGATAAGCTCACAATCCCGTTATTATCTGCAAAACGCTGATAGAAATTATTAACATCTGTCTGGATGGATATCTGAGCCTTCCGGTATTCCTTATTCATTGCCTTTGTGAATGGTACTCCCTTATTTAGAAGTGACTCATTCAGTTGTTCCATACGTTTAGACCAATAAGCCTCTGACCTCATTGGTCACCATCTCCAACCTCTGCAGGAACTTTATCTTTTGGTAACCCCCCATACTCCTCTTCCTTGTCTCTAGCAGCTTTATCCTCAGCTTCCCGTCGCTTTAATTCTTCCTTCACATCAGTAACCCACGGATGATTTGCGACTTGTGTTTCTTTGGATACTATTCCCTCACTGTTCTTAGCATCAGTGATAACCTGTGATTCATTAATGACGATATCTCGATTAAATAAGAAATTGACTGTCTCTTCTAAGAAGTCATTCCCCGTGGTATTGAAGATATGTTTGTCAACGAACCACAAAAGTTGCTCAAGTGCTGCTTGGAATTCGTTTTCGATATCGTTAGCGTCCATATCCAGATCAGCGTAAAGAAATTTCAAGGCTTCACCACTTGGAGCCGTTGCGAACGAATCAGACTGAGTATCTACACCGCGCCCAAACTCGTAGATATCGTTTCTAGTCATGTCCATGTGATTCTTGTATGCTTCAGTATCGATCTCAAGATTCAACGTATCCACACCACTGTTATCGTCAGCAGAAACCTTGACCGCTTTTAGTATTGAGAGGTTACGACGAAATTCGCCTAAATCAGATCCTTCATAGCCCCTGATTACATAAACGCTGTTTGGTAGATCCTCGAGATTATTACTATTATCTGATTTCTTCTGGTCATACTCGTCAATCTGAGATTTTAATAATGAGATCAGCGGCAATTCATCCTCGTTATACTTGAAGCAAATGAACGGTATACGCTCCCAGTTGAGAGCTTGTGTCTGATTCGCAGAGTCGATTACATTAAAATGACTATTGAACTCACCTAACTCCACATCCGGTATGAGTCCGCTTGTTGTCGGTACAGCCAAAGAGCCCTTACCAATCACATAACGGTTAACGCCTTTAGAGTGCCAGAATTCAACTTTTTTAATAGTTGTTTTCTTTTTCCCTTCATATGCTTCAACCTCATATACACGGATAATCGCGTCCAGTTCGGTATGAGCGGCATCTTTCCAGAGAGGAATGATCTCTTCTGCTGGAAGCTTTTTAAACCGGAAATGGCCTTCCTCGTCATAATAAACATGCAGCCAGGCGCGGCCTTTCTTGATGCTCTCTTTTAGGAGACTTTTTAAGAGACGCTTAAATCCTTTGTCGAATATTTCTGTCAGCTGTTCATCATAAACATTGTTCTTGGTCTGTATACTCATTTCCTTACTCAGCAAATAGCCGGCTTTCTGATCAACGAGCTTCCGCAAGAATCCATGAACAATCTTGTTATTTGCGAGGTTTTTAGCTTCTACTAGCGCCCCACCGTCTCCAATGGTCATCCGCTTACGATCTAAGATATCAGCCTTATTCCGATAGTAGCGCTCACCAGCAAGCATGTCCTTACGTTCCTGTGATGATAACCAATCATCTATTTCCTGCTTAATGATCTCTTCGTTAGTCATAGCTGATCGTGCACCTTTTTCGATGATCCGGATAACCTCTTCCGTTGTGCTCAATTAGTTTCCTCCTCTCCTCTTAATCAAATGAGAATGAAGCTGGACGCATAACAATGGTGTTCACAAAATAACGATCACCGTCCATCTGGTGGTCATTTTGCTTAATGGGCTTCTCTTCCCCGCGGTCAGCTGCCTTTTCATCCCATATGTAGGACGAGAACTCCCTGAAGGTTTCCTTGCAGCAGTCATTATAGAGAATCTTCCCGGTATTCAGCGCCGAAGCTACATTACGGATGCCTTCTAGCACATCATTTTTTGCCTTCTTCACTATGAACTTGCCGTATTTCCTCACAGTAGCTATAAAGCTTGCTGCGGAGGGGTCAATGATAAGACTTTGAAGAGATACATCTCCAACAAATTCAACCAAATCATGATAGTACTCTTCATCCGTCTTCTGTTGGCTCTGTTGGCGACCGTCATAGTGGTATTCCTTCACCTTGTACCAGACACCAGAAAAAAGCCCCCACAGCCCGAACGTCATCGGGTTTTGGGTGCCGTAGTCACAGGAAATATGATATTTACTGTAGCGGCGGTCCTCAGTTTTAACAGTGTGCTTATCTCGGTCAAACATATCGTATATAACGCCTTCTGCCAGCACCCAGAGTCCGAGGATATAGCGCTTATAGAAGATCCCGCTGTACATCCTTCGATAGCGCTCCTTAACACGTTCTGACAAGGAGAGATTATCATCCATAGTAAAGTGCAGGTGTAGCGCAAGCTTCGTTACCAGTTGATCCAGCCATTCCAACTTAAACCAATGATATGGTCCAGCTGGGTTACAGTTAAACCAATACTTTGCTCCATCTACTGAACAACGGGCAGTTGCTTGTTCTACAAATGAGCGCGGCATCAAGGCCACTTCATCGAAGAACATCCCCGCCAGCGTGATCCCCTGAATTAAATCCTGGCTTCGCTCATCCTTACCGCCGAACAGGTAGAAATCATTGCTTGTCAGCCCCCTGCTGATGGTCAGATAGTTCTCTGCCCTATGATCCACTACAGTGTATCCTCTGGAATAAAGCATTTGCTTCAGCGGGCCTATCAGGTTACGCCGGAGAGCCCCTATGGTCTTCCCGGCCATCCCCAGGTTTTCACCGTTGAATGTTTCAGTAGCCCAGACTACGAATGAGAAGGACATTGACGATGTTTTACCAGAACGGACAGCTCCATCACAGATTAAAGCGTCCATATCTGCGTACGGGCTATCCCCCTGCATCCACCAGGTGAGCACCTTTATCTGCTTATCGGAGAATGGTTTCCATTTGAAGATTGCCGCTTTACGCTTCACCTTCATTGGCCCACACCCCCCTCGCTTGGGCTCTGAGGGCTTCGATAAAGCCATCATCCGGTAAATCGCTGGCATCCGGAGGCGTCATACCCTTAATTTCAAGCTGCAACTTCTGAACCCGGAGCTTAGTTTCTTCATCCATATAGCCTAGATACTTCTCTAGCTTATCCAGTGCCTTGAGCTTGTCATAAAACTTGATACTAAGACCTTCCCGTCCCTGTTTTACCTCGCTCACTAACGTTCCATCAACTTCTTCTGATGATTTAAAGCGCATATAGCTTACTGGTCTCGTAATTGGATCACCTTCGTTATCTACCACTGGACCATGTTCACTCATAACTGTTTCTTCTTGGGACCCAAATTCCACATAATCAGAAGTATCTGCAAATGCGATTTTAAGATACTCGGCTATAACCCGATGAACGCTCAACCCAAGCTCACCAACCATTTGATCCTTCAACCTTGTGATTTCTGCCTGAATTTCAGGTTTCCTCAGGTTTTCCCATCCTATGGAATAAGCTGCCCTCTTTGAATACCCAGCAGCTAATGCCGCTTTAGTTGCGTTGAAGTCTCGCATATATTCAAGGACAAACATTCTTTGCTTGTCAGTTAGCTCAGCTTCTACTTCTGGCGGATCGCCCCGAGCTACTTCTTTATTCTGTTTATTGGACTTCGGTTTCTTTTGTTGTACAACACTTTTCTTTTCCTTTGGCTGTTGTACAACGTTATCCGAAGATTGTTGTACAACATTCCATCCATCACGCTGCTTCCAGACGGCTACCTTCTTCTCATCAATATCTAGTTGCTCAGCTATCTGCCTATTTGTTATTTCCCCACCGTGTCCGCGCCATAACTCTAGTGCGCGGTCCCGGTTTGGATCGCGTGCTCTTGGCATTACATTATCACCACCCCCGTATTTAAGACATTAAAAAAGCACCCGAAGGTGCTCTTATTTCCGCATGAGTCGATTAAGCGCATTTCCTATATCGTCAAGCATTCCCTTAACTTGTCCAACTTCTTTTTTATTCTCGGCGATTCCTTCAAGAATACGGTCATGTTCTGATGAGTTGTGGTTATAATCAACCACTCCAACAGGAACACCGCAATTCGAACATTGAACAAAAAAGAACTTGAATCTCGATCTAGTTGGCGAAACTTCAGTTATTTCCCATCTTCCTGTTGCACCGCAACTCCCACATTTCGATAAGGCCATGTTTTCTCCCTCCCTTCGACATCATATTTCGACGTTCAGGAAGGATTTTCCTGCTACTATTTACCCATGTACCTTACTTCGCCGTCACCTCTGCAGCTTTTGGGGTTTAGATTATGGGCTCCGTGAAATAAAAAAGCCGCCTATTGGCGACCTTGAAAATTAATATGGTCGAGCTCAATTCACCGTGAGCTCATCGGCTGGCGTGGGTTTTTACACGTCATTCATTATAAGAGTCGAACCGTTAATAGGTTCCTCCTATATATAGGTGGCAGGCGTACGGCAAGATTAGACACATTGGAGAAATAGACTCATTCCCTTGTTAATCTCTACTTTGGTTGTAGCGCGATCCAGATAAGATTGTACTGTGCTTTTTTTAGTATCAAGTTCTAAAGAAATCTGTTTTAGTGACATTCCACAACCGTGGTGTAGAACGAAGCATTGCCTTTCTCTCTCAGATAAATTGTGCATGGCATCCTCAATAGCGTATTGTTCATGAGGTTGCAAACATCGTCCTTCCTCTTCCTCCTGTTGAAATTCTACTTCATATGCTGTGAGATATTCCATCCATGCAGGATCCCATACACTTGTTCGTTGAGCTCCAGATCTTCTATCAATCGTTCTTCGCCATCCTGGAGGATATCCTGTTTCCATCCATTCAATTGAATAATCTAGATCACTTATAATTGCGGACATCATATTTTTATCTAGTTTGATTGGTTCCATCTGCTTACGTAAGAGTTCACGCTCATTCCTATCTTTGGAGTCTTCTATTTTCTTCTTCAATGGCTCAAGTTCTTTTTCTAGTGAAGCGAGCTTTTTATTCAACTTCCCCTTAGTGTCTTTATAACTCGCAATCAACGCCCGATCATTCATCATTAACCCTCAACTCCTTTGTGATATAATCGACTTGAGGATAAAAGCTGCTATTGCCCTGATGCTTCAGGGCTTTTTTCTGTATAAATACCTTCCACCAACATAGAAAACATCTTCATGTTTGTACTAATAGGATATGTGTTATACGGATCTTTGAATCTAACCCAGCTTGGACCCCACGCCAGTACATCTACAGGCTCTCCAGGGCTTGCAGTAAAAATAAATTGTCTATGCCCGTCCGACAATGCTTTTTGAGTGTCCTTGTACCTCATTCTACTGACCTCGCTTTTATAGTGTCTTGTTCCTCTCTTTATGGGGAGCAGATTATGTAAACCTTATCCGGCCCCCGCTCTGCTGGGTTTATTCGGTCGCGTTTCGATGCCCTCCGGCCAAGGCATATACTCTTCTCGAATTTAATTTACTTTGCTTCTCGTTGAGCCATATTTCAAATGTCGAACCGTCACCCGGCGCTTTTATCCAATCGCCTGCTTTTAAAGGTGAAGTTTCGGGATTCAAGTCCTTTGTATCAACCTCGATCTCTCCCCAAGTCTTGCCTTGGTCATGACTTATTCCGATTTTGGTTAACCTGACCTCAGAGACACGATCAGTTTGCTTGTTGTATGCCTCAATTTCTTCAACATCGACCGAGAACGTAAGCAAGAACTTCCTTTGGCAGCCACTGCAGGTGTACGGATCATCTTCATTCGCAAATCCTTCGGAGTGCATCTTTTTACAATTGGGACACTGCCATATGAAATCAGCCCATAACATATCCTCTTCTCCCCCTTATACCTCTATTAATTCTGGATTCTCGTAGATGTTGCCGATAATTTCTGTTAAATTGAGTTGTCCATCAGATTCTAAATAGCGATAAAAACTAGGATTTCGTGTGAACGCCATAAATGCACAATGCTCTTGCACCCATTCGATTTCACCAATCGTATTCTCGTTTTGAATAAAATCCCCTTCGTATATCTCCCGTCCATTCTTGTCCTTTAATCCGGTGTATTGCCGCAAAACGAATCTGCCTGGGAACATTGATTCGTGGTACATCCCGTCCATTTTACGAAAGTTGATGTCTCCTGCCGGGCTGATAAGCAATTGCTCAATGACTCCGTTATACGCTAGGTTGGTATCTTTAAAAAAACACTTATTTTCGTTATCCCACACTTGGAACTTAATCTCCCTGCCCATCGTGTATCGTCTCCTTTGATTGGGGTCTCAGCCCCCTTATAAGTTCAGTACAGCCAGTAATGCACATTTACAAATGGTTTCCGGTGCAGTCTTTGCAAACACTCTCTTTAGTTCAACATATGGAGCGTTTTCGTACTCAGCCATATAAGACAACTCTTCAGGCGCTCCGATGGATTGCGGAGTAACCGCTATTCTTAATTTATCCACTACTTCCCATGCTGCGGATATGTCCGTTGAATACAGAGGAAACGGTACATGTTTATAAAGAACTGGGCTAAAACCAACGTTTGCATGGTTACCATCCGCACTAAAAGAGTGAATTACTGCTGGATTGACCCTCCTTATATCCGTCCATCCCAATACCTTCTCTGCAATCAAAGCATCCATCTCTCGCCCCGGCTTCTTCCCTTGTATCTCTTCCCTTGTGAGTGTCATCGCGGCTTCACCTTCCCGTAATTGTCATAAGAAACTGATATTCTCCAGATGTTCATGTCCCAACCTAACGGAACTTTTCGGACCGAGAAGAGTTTAAAATCTCCCTTTTCCCATCCACTACCGAATACGAACGATAAATACTTTGGCTTTAATGGTGTGCCCCAGCTGAGTGTCAATGGTTATCTCCTTCCTCAACTTCAATTTCAATTACCTGCACTCTCATTGATCCAATATCCCATTCCGTTCCTTCTTCGGGGATGTCGTATCGGTCCCATACGGCTATCCAAGCTTCAGCAATTGCTTCTCCGCGCAATTTTTCCGCATCTTTTTCTATTTTTATTGGGTTTTCTCCGTCCAGGTCGCTCTTTTTAGCAAGCTCTTTACTTTTTCTGTAGCCTTTTATCTTTTCATCGAAAGCTTTAAGAGCATCCGCTTTGTGCTGATAGTATTTTTCATAACAGGCGAATCCCATTGTTCTGCTGCCAGACTCTTCAATTTTGTAAATCTTCATTGTTAGCCTCCTTGACTTCAACTTTTCTCATAGCCCATTTGGCAAAGGTGACTTTCTTACAAACATGTACTCCATCTGAATAATATTTCTGCCATGTGCCATTAGGAAGGATTATGCCTTTTTCATACCTAACCATGCGTCCGTTTCCTGATTCTCCAGCGAATTCAACGATTTTCCGATATTTAAGAAGCCCTCCCCTATACACGTTGTTGATGGATAAGTCCAAAACTTTCATTCGGTATTGCCCTCCTTGGGTGCTGGGGCTGCCGGGAGTACAAGTGGCGTCCAGTGAGTGTGATAGCCCGGCCAGTCTACGTCCAATGGTGATCCACAGTACGGCGATTCCTCGATCGGGAACGTCCACCAAAGCACGTCACCATGATCTTCGTGCCACTCGTCTATCGAACTTGCCGTAACCTCTGTCTTAGGTGCCGGTTGTGCTGGGGTATCTGGGTAAAGGGTGGATAACATCTGTGCTGCGTATTTCTGAGTCCTTTCGTCGTCTGATTCAAACGCGATGATATACATGATATCTATTAATTTTTGTTCCCGTTCCTCTGCTGCCTTTGCTACGCCATAATTGTGCATGGCGAGCATTCTCCATTCGTCATGCGATTGTTGCAATTGCTCATAAGTCATAGGTGGGTGTTGCGGTGTTTGTGTCATTGAGCTTCCTCCTGTGGTTTTATTGGTGTTCCAACTCCGTGAATCTCGTATAGTCGCTGAAATGTACTTACTGAGCATTTTGCCTTTCCACTTGGCTTTTGATATGTGACCGTCTTATCATTTACCGAGATTACTTTGCGTTCTACAGTGGCACCGTCTTTGTACTCTCTGAATTTATAAGTGGCTCCAACAATTATTTTAGGTCTCATGATCTCCTTAATGTGTTCATCAATCAGTTGGTGTGTTGAAGCTTTGAATCTACTCATCTCTTATATCCTCCTTGTGGGAGAGGAGGGCTATTAACCCTCTCTAACCCTAATTTACGGCTACCGCTACGCTAAGATTATTCTGTCGATAGATGCCCTTCGGCCTTGTCCATCAACTCTCCATCTTGCAAAATACTGTATGGTAACTCTCCCACCTCAAAAACATCAGTACGATCGTATAACGGCACGTAACGGTGACTACTCATAGCGCCTTGGGCATAGCGATAAGCTACTGCAGCTTCACCGTTTCTAAGGGCTGGCATCTTTAGTTGCTTGCAACGAGTTCTAGTCATAAGGACTGCATGATCATATGGTTTAGATGTCCAATATCCGGTTTTTTGTGAATCAGATTTTATAAAGATTGGTAAACCTGTAGCATAAGCTTCTTCCTTAGTAAGCCACCCTTTTTCATTTGGCATCTCGTACCTCCGTTCCGCACTCTTTGCAGCATCCATCATTATCAATCAAGGTTGTATGGTCTTCACACGTTGGACAGTATCCTTCAGGTGCGATATAGCGTGGATCTCGTGGGTCCATTTTCATTCCTCCTTAATTACTACTAAGCGTGATATATGCCGCCTCTGCCCTCTCTCGGGGGCAAATGTTTGTCTTATCCTTTACCTGTGGCATGACTTGTCGCTCCCTTCCTTATTCAAGTACTGACCAAGCGAATGCTGCTGTCCTTTCGTCTGTAGTGTCTTGAGATATTTTAAATAGTGCATCGTGGTATCTAGCTATAATCCGTGAATGACCCGTTATAATTTTATCCTGAGTTTTAATTTGTTCATGTTGTCGGGCTATGGTCTGCTGTGCCTCTACTAGCTCCTTTTCTAAGCGAGTTTCAGCGCATACCGGACAACTATGACCACCTTCTGGTGTATCGTCTTCATACATTGCAGGAAATGCAAATCCGCAATCCTCACATTCCCAAAGTTCAACCTTCTGTTGTTGTGACTCTTCTAGAGTAGCCAGTAACCCCAAAAGTTCAATATTCGTTATGTTTGGAGTGCAATTTCTGTATATTGTTATAGCTTCTTCTTGAGCATCACGTTTGATCTCTTCTATCCGTTCTGGTGTCATAGGATTAGTCATCGTCCGTGTCATCCTCCTCGTTATATAGATTATCTGGGTGTTGGCGGCTGTGGCGTATGTCCTCAAGCATACAGAGTATTTGAGCCTATTCAGTTCGTTTCCTCCACCGCGCCGCGGCTTCGTACCATGCTTCTCAATCCTACGGAGCTTCCGACGTATATACTGCCGCCGCTTATCCATACCTTGCAAGAGCAGTTCAAGTGTTTCTTCAGCAGATCTCATTCCTAATATCCATTGGATTGACGATCATGGTTTACTTTGTTCTTGGCTGTATAGGCTTCTGTAATCTGCTCGAAGGTAAATCCTAGTCGTTGCTCCCCAAGGCTATAAAAAACGAATAGCGCCGACCGGAAATGTTCACGTTGAAACTTAGCGTTATCATTAGGAGGTGTTGCTAGTAGCTTGTCTCCGAGAAT